CTTGCGCAGCTTGGAAATAAGGAGGTGTTGAGAAAGATGACAGAACAGGAAGCCATTGGCATTCTTCTGAATACGGCAAGAAACGAGATCGGAACGCACGAGACCGGAGATAACGTCACGCCGTACGCGGCGTATATGGATTCGCTCGCCGGCTTCTATAACGGGCCGAAGAACGGGTATCCGTGGTGCGATGTGTATGTCGACTACTGCTTCGTCAAAAGCTTTGGCGTTGAGACCGGCAGAGAGATGATCTGCCAGCCGATGCAGAGCGCCGGCGCAGGCTGCCTCTACTCCGCGCAGTACTACAAGCAGGCCGGACGTTGGGTGACCTACCCGCAGCCGGGTGATCAGATCTTCTTCAGCTATGCGGCCGGCGAATACAGCCACACCGGCATTGTGGAGTCCGTAGCGAACGGCATGGTTAATACCATTGAGGGCAACACCTCCGACATGGTGGCGCGCAGAAGCTATCCTCTCGCCAGCGGCTCTATTGTTGGATACGGGCGTCCGAGATGGGATCTGGTTGCCGGCACGAGCGCCGCGGAGATTGCAGAGTCCACACCGGCTCCGAGCGGAGCGGCGTCGGATGGCGCGTCTCAGACGATCCTGAAGATCGGCATGAAGGGCGAGGCGGTACGGAAGCTGCAGAGCGATCTGATCAAGCTTGGATATGACGTCGGTATTGACGGCGCAGACGGTGATTTCGGAAACAACACATTTAAAGCGGTTGTGCTGTTCCAGAGAATGCACAAGCTCTCCCCTGTTGACGGCGAGGCCGGACCGGACACACTCGGCGCAATCGAGACGGCGCTGGCAAACGGAGAAGTGTTTGAGCCGACGAGCAACGCACCGGTTCAGACGACGATCGGACTGATCAAGCCGGATCCCGTTTCGGTGATTGCGGAGCCTATGGATTTCGAGGAGCCGCCGGAAGACGGGTTCCAGTTCCATGAGGGAGATATTGTGAACTTCGTCGGCAACGGACATTACTTCAGCTCCACCGCGAAGGTTGGATTCGCATGCAAGCCCGGACGTGCCATGGTGAACGGCATGGACCGCAGGCCGTCGGCGAAGCATCCGTACAGACTGCGTGCGGTTCGCGGCGGCGGTTCGACGGTGAATGGTTGGGTGGATATCGATGCCATCGAATCAGAGTAAGACGACCGGGAAGGTACACGCAAAGAAACGCGCCCGGAAAAAGCTTGAGTTTTCGAAGATCATGGCGGTGATTGCAATCGCCATGTGGATCTTCGTGAACCTATTCGGGATGGCGATGGTGATCTTTACGATGGACACGTCGCCGCTGATGTATGTGATCCCAAGCGTGGACGCGGTGGTTGCGGTCGTGTGCGGGTACTACTTCTGGAAAGCAAAAGCAGAGAACCAGATCAAACTGAAAAAGATTTACGGTGCGGACGCAGCATGTATCACAGATGAAAATTATGCGTCGAATAACAGCGGCTTTGTCATTCCGTCCGACGACGGAATGTCGCTGTATGAAAGTTCAAATATTGTGTAAAAAAGGAGAACTATTATGATTATCGATATGACTCAGGTTATTGTTGCTCTGATCGGTCTGATTGGTGTCATCCTCTCTACCGTAGTCATCCCCCTGGTGCGTTCCAAGACGACCGCACAGAAGTGGGAGAACGCCATGTTCTGGGTAAGGCTCGCCGTGCAGTGCGCCGAGCAGGTCTACAACGAGACCGGCATGGGCGAGCAGAAGAAAGCCTTCGTAGAGAAGTTCCTTGTAGAGCATAACATTAAGCTTGATCCGGATCAGATCGATGTCGCCATTGAAGCGGCTGTGTTGGAAATTCAGAAAGCCGCCGAGTAAACTTTTGAAAGGAGGTTTGCTTCATGGAGGCTCTCATGAATGCAACCATCGGGCAGCTGATCGGCGGTGGCTTCGGGGTCATCGCCATAATTTCGCTGTTCATTGAGTTTACGCCGATTAAATTAAATCCGGTATCGGCGTTTCTAAATTGGATTGGGCGCCGGACAAACCGGGAATTGTTTGATCGTATTGACGGGCTGGAAGATAAGGTAGATGGGATCCAGGAGCAGCAGGAAAAAGCAGAGAAGGTCGCGGCTGAACGCGAAGCAGTGAACTGCCGTATACGAATCCTGCAATTTTCCGATGAGCTGCGCAGAGGGATTAAGCATTCGCAGGAAAGTTTCGACCAGGCGCTTTCTGACGTTGACACCTATGAGGAGTATTGCTCACTCCATCCAGAGTTCAAGAACAACAAGACTGTAACAGCGAAAGAAAGAATCAAGCTTGCATACGAGGCGTGCCTGGATCAGAATGATTTTCTGTAAATAGCAAGATAATACATCTTATACCATATCAGGTATATCAGTACGTAAGATAATACTTATTATATCCGATAGGGTATAATAGGGTATAATGAATAGCCCGGTATTAGATAAGAGACTTTCTCACTACGGTGGGATTGTCTCTTATTTTTTGCGCCTCGCCTGCATGGCTTGTGCTGGCTGAAATAATTTCTGTTTCAAGGGTAGCTGGAGGGGTAAAAAAAGAACCCCGCAGAACGCAATTCTGAGCGTCATACGAGGTTCTTGTTTGGTATATTGTCCGTTGTAAAAACTACCTGTTATTTACAACGAAAAAGCAGTTAATTGACATACGCCAATATAATGTTTATTACAGCAGACAAATCTGCTGTTATTGTTTATAATAATGAAAGTTATGTCAGTTCGGGCAGGCTGCCGACCGCTTCGGCTTTCTGCTCCCTGATGACATGGATATAGGTATTGTATGTGATGGAGACATCGGAGTGACCGAGCAGTTCGCTCACGGTCTTGATGTCAACCTTGTTTTTCAGCAGGAGTGTTGCGAAGGTGTGCCGCAGCGCGTGGACGCCGTATATCTTTTCTTCCGGGAGGCCTGCCGCTACAGCAATACGGCGGAACATCTGGTCGAGCTGACGCGGTTTCATCTGCGTATTGTTGCGCGTGGTCAGCACCCAGGTCTTTTCGCCGGTCAGTTTCTGAAGGTTGGTCAGCGCATTATACGCAGCATCGTTCAGAGGGATGACGCGATCCTGGCCGGCGTCCGTCTTGACAGTGTCCTGTTCGAGAAGCTTATAACCTTTGTCCTTCTCGCGGTCTTTCACGAAGACGACATTGTTATGGACAGTCAATGTACGATTTTCGATGTCAATGTCCGTTTTCCATTTCAGGGCGAGCACCTCGCTGGCGCGAAGACCGGTATTGATGATCAGCGGAACGAATGCACCGAGCGGGTAGCGCCGGTTTCCATTCGCACATATTTGAAGTGCTTTTGAAGTGAGCTTCAAAGCTTCTTCTTCCGTGTAGAACGGAATCTGTTTCTGCGTGAAGAGTTTCTTGTTCGGGAGCTTGACGTTTGCTACCGGGTTTTTCTTTACTTTCGGTGGATCGCAGTAAAGACCCCATTTGAATGCAGCGTTGACCGCCTCGTAGGCTTTCTTGATAGAGGAATAAGACTTGCCTTCCGTGGTGAGTTTCGTAATCATTTTCTGTACGTCGTCGCTTGTGATCGCCTGCAACTGCAAGTCTCCGATATATGGGATGACATGATAGTTCACAGTCTGTTCCAGACGATCGTAGCTTTTCGGTTTGAGCTCCAGCGCCTTGACGGCGGTGAGCCAGAGGTTCATATACGATGATACTGTATCTTTAGCAACGTAAACGTACTCTGTCTTTTTAGAATCGTCGATAATCTTCTGGAGCTTTCGGTGGCATTCCGGTTCTGTTTTGGCGTACACGACTTTCACATCCGGCTTGCCGTCCGGTTTGGTACCGAGCTTATACTTCCCTACCCATTTCTGGTCGGACGAACGAAAGTACACTGTACCATTACCGTAGCCGCGTATACGCTTCGCAGTTTTTTCGCCCATATAATTCCTCCTTTGTGTGTACCAAAATGTACCATTCCGTGTACCATTATTTTGGGTGTACTAATTTATGTACCAGAATTAATAGGAATGTTTTACTAAGTTTGTTCACATTTGAGGATTAAATTATATAGGAAAGTTTTACTGTCGTCAAGATTTGCAAAAAAATTCGTACAATATAAACAAAAATCTCACCATATTACAGGTGAGATTTTGTGAAATAGTGGCAGGGGAAGAAGGCTTCGAACCCTCGGCCTACGGTTTTGGAGACCGCATGGCTAATTGAATTTGGACAGTAATTACTGGTACTTTGAGACCTTCAATTCAAAAATGTACCAAAGATGTACCATTTTCAAATAATGAACTTTCTGCCGGTATACGTGTCAAGCCAGTGGTTTAACGCGCTTTCTCTGACGTAAT